TCAGTGTTTTAACGCGCATTCGCTACTCAGAGTCAGACGCTGCTCCGGCAGTTCCGACACTTTATTTTTACTATAGGACATTAACATACGATCCATGCGGTCGTCTTCTTGAGGTTTCGGCGGAGGGCCGCGTTGCTTTCCACATTCCCATTGCTGTTACAATAGGATAATAAAAAATGCCACTAGCAAGAAAAGCCGGCTCCGGTCTTTGCAGAGACACTGTCCAAAAAAAGCTACTTCGGATTCAAAGCGGGTGGTATACCCTTTCATTGTTATCTGGCGCGTATTGCGCAAAGGCGACCGTTAGTCAGGTTAAAAACAATCAATCAGACTTTAGCGGCATGCAGACATATAACTGGAACCTTTTTTGGCCGTTGGGGACGGGCGCCTGGGTTTCAACCGGGGCCGTGACGGCGACGCCTTTATATGGCATAGGACGCGGACGGTCTATAACTTATCAATATCCGTGGCTTAATGAGTGCCTGCAAATTCACTCAGCGAACCAGTACCAATTCGGAATTTCAACCGGCACCATTTCAGGGGTCCGTCTATACCTTGAAAGCCCGGGGGAAACCGAAAGGGATTTTTTAAGGACCTCCGGGGATGTCTTATACAGCGACGAGTCCTATGCCCTTGACCCGCCCAGCATAGGCGGCGCTTTAAATATTCGCTTTGCCAGCGCTCTTCAGGCGCCTAGATACGCGTGGGACGGCGCCGACCTTTCACTTTCAATAGATACACTTTCAGACAACTCGGCCGCCGTTGTCGGGGTCGAGCCGTGGCAACCGTTTTCAAACGCCGGGCTTTCCCGGTTTTCAGCAGGCGGGTGGGCGTATTATGATCTTCCGGCGGCTATGGTGACATGGATAAACACCAACAGGACGTTCTTCATGCACACCAACTGGACAACCGGTTACGCCCCCTGGTTTTATATTTCCGGGTATAGTAATTACACCTACACAAGAACCATTAGAGGGATTGCCCTCCAGGTCTATTGCGAATTTTAAAACTTTATGGCTGATGAAGACTATGAAAGCGGCGATTTTGAGGCCCCCGAGACAACAGACGGGAGCGCCGCCTATTTATTTGAGGGCGAGCTTTCCGACCCTGTTGACCCTCCTGAAGACCCGGTGCCGCTTTCAAATGTGTGGGCTGAGGAGTTTTATGAATTGGAAGTCGAATAATTGACAAAGGGGCCTATATTATGAAAACTCTTTTTTTTGCCTCCGCCCTCGCCGCTTGCTCAGCTTTTGCCGGGGCAAGAATTGAAACCCTGGAAAATGACCTTTCAAAGAAACTGGTCCCGGGGTCCCTTGAAATTACGGCCGACGCCGATACAACGGTCCGGGGCCGCTTTTTATTCGCGGGCGGGGAATATAACACCGCCGGGTGGACGGGGCTTCTTTTCGTGGGTGTTTCCGGCGAGGGGGTCACGTTTACCAACAGCGCCGCCGGCCGCGGGTTCATGTCATGGGATATACCCGCAACAATGACGCCGACGAACGGGCGCTATGCCTTCCAAATTTTCGGCGCTCAGGGCGCGCGCATGGAAGAGTGGGCCCGCGGGGCGGTTACGGTCCGGGGCAACCCGGGGAAAACGGCGCTCCCTGTTGAATGGGTTAAAATGAACCCGGTTTATGTCATAGCCACAAACGCGCTTAAAATCGCTCAGGACGCGTCGGGCGCCGCGGCCGGTGCAATGCAAGCGGCGACCCTTGCGGATGCGACAGCGCGCGCGGCAAGCGTGACGGGAGGCCTCGCCTATGCTCAGGCATTAAGCGCGGCCTCGGCGTCCTCAGTTGCGGACGGAATAGCAAGGGCCGCAAGCGTGACAGGCGGGCTGGCCATTGCCACGGCTGAAAACGCTTTTTCTTTTGCCCGGACAAACCTTGCTTTCAGGATTTTCAACCCTTCCGACGTTTCTGAATTTATAGACGGTGCCGGCAACAAATATCAGATTAGCAATTTTTGGGAAATCAGCTTCGGGGCTGATTTTCAAAACCAGTACGGATATGACCCGACAAACGCAACCTATTTAATAACGGCATACGGACAGAACATCCACGAACTCGACCCATACATGCCGGGGTTAAGGTACTGGAACATAGGATACGGGCCGACTTATAATATGGGAAATAACGACGGGTTCTATGTTGAATTTTTCCCCGGCGGATTTTATAGCAATGGGTGGTATCCGACCACAAACAATTACGTTTTAAACGCCGCTCAGCAGACCGGTGCGCAGGGGACCGCCTATGTCCGCCATTTTTTCGAAACCAATCTAGTCGGGACCGTCGCCCTCTTATCTGATATTCCGCCCCCGTCTTCCGGCCTGCCCTCTGTTTGGACAAATATGACGTGGGGCGCAACGGGGACGAACGCTCTTTATAGGATGTCTTGGGATGTTACAAACGGAACAATCAAAGTGGAGGAAATTTTACCATGATGAAGTTTTTGGCCTTTATCCTTTTACCCGCCGCTTTGTTTGGCGCAACCACTAACGATGTCGGGAAGGTGGTTTTAATCAATGACGCCGGCGACACACGCCCGGCTCAGAGCATAGCGACGCCGGGCCAGGTCAACACCGCGACCTCGGCGGCCGAGGCGACGCTGATAGAGGCGCAGGCTTTAGAGGCCTCGGCATTATCCGCGCAGGCCATTGCAAGCGCCGCCATGGCGCGAACCGCTTTGTATAGTACAAACTATGTCGTTACCTCGACCGTATACGTTCAAAGCATAGGCGGGGTCCCGTATGACCCGTCGAACCAGACTATCCGCGTCCATTCGGTGCAAGTCATGCCAGCCGGCGTACAGATCGTGGCGACCGTGAAACAGGTCCCGCTTATTGAACCGGTCCTAGACTGGCGGCAGTCTTTAAACGACGGCGGCTGGTCAAACGTTACGGCAACCGTCGAAGAGGTCTCAATACCTGAGGGCATAGAGGACGCGGAACGCGCCTATAAATTCACACTGCCGAAACCCAGCAACGTGAGTGCATTTTTCCGGGTCGTGGATAATTCAACAGGGGCAAGCGGGAGCGGCCTCTATTGGCTTGTATTCGGCGGCATATATGTGGACGGTCAAAAGGGGTGGACCGGCTCAATCACGAACAACACCGGCGGAATATTCAGCGTGCGCGGCGGCGCTGTTGTAAACCCGACCCCGCTATAAGGGAAACTCTATGTGGTACTATATGCACGAAGGCGCTTTTTTCATCCCAACATTTCAGCAGTTAGGGTTTTTATTAGTCGCCATTTGTTTTTTAGGTTTCCTTTTGGCCCGTTATTATGAGAGCGGGGCGGCCCGTGAATACGTCAACCAATTGCACGGAGTTTGGAAATCGTTAGGCATACCTGGACGCCTCGTCATGGGGTTGCTTGTCATTACCTGCGCGCTTCACGGCGGGAGCAAAGGAATATCCCCGGCCGCCTCTCTTTATCGCATGCTCTTCTGGCACGGCGCTGACTGGGCTTTATTGCCGGCCTTTGATAAAAACACCCAAAGCAAGCAGGCAGTACAGACAACCACAAATTCAGTCTTGTCCGCAACCAACACGGCGGCGGCGGTGACGGCATACGTGGCAAGCAATAACGTGGCCACTTATTCGTTTGACTGGCACAGCCCAAACCGCCTCCCCTATCACGACCGCCAAAACGTCCTGGGGCGCACGGTCCTGGTTCAGCCTACCAATATACTTGGACGGCTTTACGAGGACCACTATGTCGCCTTCAACGCCTCGGCAACTACAAACCCGGCCGTGATTCTGATTGAGTACTGCCGCAAGTTAGACGACGGGAGCATAGAGCGCTACAGCATGCCGACCATTACAAACAGCTACCCGTCCATGGTCTCGGTGACGTTGCAAAGCGGCGTCCATACATGCTACTGGTTCCGGTGCGAGGTCCCTGAGGTCTTTACGAATTGCTGTATTCGTGACTGGTCGGGCGAGGCGCTGTTCGGATCACCTGAAGGGAGCGGGAAAGGCTTTGACCTTTTAGGCATGCTCTTAATTGACGACGGGGACAACATTTGGGAGGGGGCCACGACAAACATCATAATGGACACCTCTGTAAACTATCCGGTCCGGAACGGAATAATAGGAGAACCGATTTATGCGCTACCTGATTAAAGCCCTATGTTTCATCATGCTGGCCTGCTGTTGCAACGCGCAAGGGAAAGGCAAGGCCGGTGCGGAACCGTCAACAAACGCGGCCCCGGCCAAAGTACAGAAGCCCCAGGAAAAGAAACTTGAGCACGCCCTTAACAAGCTGACCGTGAAGACGCGCGACAAGGGGTCAAAAAAAGAGAGCGACTTTAAACCTGAAAAGGAATTTACGCTTATGTTCGGAAACAATAAGCTGGCAAAGAAACCGAAGCAAAAATGATTTTTGGCGAGTGCCAAAAACGCCCGGCAACTTCTTCTTAATTCGCGGGCGTAACCTTTTAACTGATTATTGGCGGGGGTGAAAATGTCTAAAGAGGAGTCCTTTATTGAAATACTTTTGAAAGACCTGGAAACGACGGCGGAAAAGCTGAGGGCCGGCGCCGTCGTTACCCAGGAAGAGCTTTTAAAATATCACGGCCAAAGCGGCCTAATTTTGGCGCGCTCGGTGCGGTCACTGTTGACCCGCGAGCAGATGGTTTCCATGATGCGCACGGAAATCAAGGCCAACTGCTCAGCATGCGAAGGGGCCCGCCGCTCTTTGCTTGCGGCAATCCATACGGACGCCATGAACGGCGCGCCGCGGGATGAAATGCCGGGAACCCTGAAAGCCGCCGTCGCCGCCAATTTCAGGCTGGTGGCTTTTCTGTTTTTCGGCGTTGTTTTGATTTTAGGCATTTTCACAATTGCCACCGGTCAACTCAAAGAGGCCGGCGTATTCACTAAAAACGCCGGGCAGGCTATCAGGAGCGCCCACGCCGGGCCGGCGGCCGGTTACGGGGAAACCGATACCGCCGCAAACTAACAACCCCAGGGAGTCAATTATGAAGCGTTTATTCATTACGGCGGCCGCGGCCGCTTTTGTCTGTTTAACCGGTTGCCAAAGCACCGGCATTATCCACAAGGAATACAACCCGGAAGGCGAGCTGACAAAAAAGGTCGTTGTATACCGGGGCTCGGTTGCAACGGTGACAGAAACCAAAGGGCTAAAAATCAATTATCAGGGCGTGGAAGCCGAGCTTGACGTTTACAGCAACAAAGGCGACGCCGAGATGATTGCACAGGTTTCCTCAATGGTCATTGCCGGGATGATTGCATACGGGACCGGCGGGGCAAGCGCGGTGCCTGCAGGCGTTGCGGCGGCCCTGAGCGCGGCAAAGAAAAAGGCGGCTCCGGCGGATTGCGGCACCCCGGGCGGTCCGGCTTGCGCCCCTCAGGAAACGGGCCAGGAGGGCCCTCAGGCGGCCGGGGTTGAAAAGACGGGCAAAGATTGCCCCGGCGGAACGGGAGCGGCGTGCGAGCTTGCAAAGCCGCCTGCAGGCGCCGTTGACCCGCTGTGCTATCCTCAGACCCCTTTTGTAAAACAACCGGAGCCGGCTAAATGAAAAAAGGCTTTTCAGGAATACCCGGAAATCTAACCCCCCTGCTTGACGCGCAGGGGCGGCCCCGCTATAAATGCGGACTGCTTTGGTATAGGACCCCGCTGTTTGACTTTCAGGCCCACCCGAAGGCCCCCTGTACTTTCACGGATAAGGCCGGGACAGAATTCCGGCCGGATAACCATTTCCCTTGCGACGGCGGATCAATCCCGCCGGCGACGCGGGTTATTCCGTTTGCCCACATGGACCCCTGGAATTTCCCGCGGGCTTACCCCTTACACGACGGCGGCTATCAATACGGCGGCCTCTATATGCGTTTTAAGGGCGAGCTAGATTTTAAGTTTAGGCTGATGACCCATGCCGAGGTCGACGCGGCAATGGCTGACTGGCTGAAATATGACGGGGCGACCTGGTGGGACCGCCGGGTGATTTTAAACGGCATAGCGCTCGGGTCCTGGACCGTTTGGAATTCAAAGAAAGCCGCAAAGCAACGCGCCGAAAGAAAGCGGGAGAAGATTGACGTTTACAGCATGGCCGGGGTCCTGATAGAAGACAACGGCGGCCGGCTTCTTTACGAGTCAACCTTGGAAGGCTGAGCGGCGCCGGTTTCAAACTCTGAAAAGATGAAGAAAAAAAATCTTCATCTTTTTTTATTTTCCCCCTTGACAAGCGCAACCGCTTGCGCTAATATAACGCCATCAAAGACCACAAGGGCCAAGCCCGGAAAGAAGGAAACATGAACGCACTAATGAGAACCGAAAATGGATTGATACCCGTTGAAATTATCGAAGAGGTCAACGGCGGATTTTTGGCAAGGCTTGAAAATGGAATGATAGTCGGGCCTCTTAAAAATGAATGGCACAACATCTACAAGGCGTAACAACAACCCGCGCCCGGCGGTCAACCCGGGCGGAAAGAAGGAACCATGAAACAAGCTCAATACATCAAAAACCTAGTAAAAGACCTCGAGGAAAAGACGCGGCAACTCCGCGCCGCCCTTGACGCCGCAAACCTTGAAAATCAGGTCGACGCCGTCAATGACGTAAACAGCATAGCCTTCAAGCTCCACAAGGCTTTCAACCCGCCTCAGGAATAACAAACACCGAAAGACTACACCATGGAAGCATACACGAGCCCACATACAGGAAACACCATTTACACGTCAAAAGATGGTCGGTTTTCTTCAATGTCAAAAAAGGCCGTTCATACATGGGAAGAAACGATGGACGGAAAAGAGTTAAACAAAAGCGACATGCCTTTTTGGAAAAACGCGGGAAACCTTATAAGGATAACACTATGAAAAAAGATACAAATGCCTCAAAGATTATAGCTGGCGCCGTTGCTGACATTACGGCCTCCGCCGGTAAATCAGTAGACAACCCGGCGTGGCATCTCAGGCCCACCACGCTTGCGGCATTGGTTGCGGACCTTACAGACGCCGCCGGCGCAAAGCCGCGCGCCCTGAGGGCTCAGGCATTGGCAATGCTGACAAGCCACGTCGGTGAAAAAGAGGCGGCCGCCATGGTTGCCGCGGAGGACACAATATGAAAAAAATCATTGACCTTTTTTTGACAGACCTGGAGCCGGATATTTTCAAAAAGGCGCTTGAAAATATGGCGGCTCAGGGCAAGCTGGACCGGCTTGTAAACGAAGAGCCGGACGCCGTTGCCGGCCTGAAAGCGGCGTTTACTTTTTCCGCGTCAAAAGAAGGCGGCATGTTTTGGATTGACGTGGTCCGGGAATTGGAAAAGCGGCCGGTTTCTTTGGCTGAGCAACTCGAAAAAATGGGGAGGGGGGCATAAAATGAAATCTATTTTTACAAAAGACGAAGAGGCCGCAATACGGGCGGCCTCAATGGAATTAGTTAAAGCCGGCAATGCTTCGCCGCGTCTTATGGTTTCCCTGTTAATGGCAAACATAGGCCGCGCCGGAGGCAAGGCCGGAACCGGGGCCGCAAAGCGCCGGCCGGTTGACTATGCCGAGCTGGGCCGCCGCGGGGCTGAGGCCCGCAAACGCAAGAAAGAGGCGCCGCAATAATAGAGGCGCTGAGCCCTGCCGGAAACCCGGTGGGGCTTTTTTTTTGCCCCTTTTCCGGTTTGGCCTGTTTTTGACGTAACTCGCGTCCCTGGGACACCGGTTTATGACTTTTCCCATTTTTTCAAAACAGCTTGTCCCATACGCGCGCGCGAGCGGCATGTCCCAGGGACACCATGTCCCACGCGCGCGTATGTCTTAAAAGACATATAGGGGAATACCTTAAAAGATATTCCCCCCTGAGAAAAGAAACACTCGCCGCTGGCGGTTTCTTTCTCAGGGATACGGGCAAGGGGCGCGCGCAAGACCTCAGGCAGGCGCCGGCGTATGGTTGCGGCCCCCCAACAGCCGGGGCGCGCCTGATTGCTCCTAATGGCCTTTAAAGCGTCAAATAGAAAGCGAAAACAAACGCTTAAAAAGATTTTTAAACTTTTTTATTTTTCCCTGTTGACTTCCACCCTCAAAGGGAGTTATTATTCACGGCATCGAAGGAATTTTAGACTATGGAAGCTAAACACACACAAGAAAAAACGATTGACGAAACGCCGGTGGCGTCATGGAATGAACGGGCAATCATACTCGTAGAGTCTATGGCGCGCCGTTGCGTCGGGTGTTTCCAAAAGGGCCTGCAATGTCGCCGGTGCCTTTGCGCAGACGCCGCCGCAATTATCCGCGAGCGTGATATTCAGCAACAGGAAAAAGCCGCCGCGACCTATACCGGGGCCGCAAAAGCCAACAGCCCAGCGGACCGCCGCCGCAAGGCCCTGCTCGCCCGGATACCTGAGGGCGTGTGGCTCAGGGTCAAGCAGATAAAGTTTGCACCCGGAACCCGCCCCGGTGAAAAAAGCGAGGACCTGGCCTGTCTTAACCGCGCCGGGCTGATTGAGAAAAGAAGCCCGGAGGCTGACAATACCCGCGTCGTCGAATACAGAAAGCCGGCAATAGAAAAATGATTTTGCAACCCCATACAATAACGCGCGTCGAGCGGTCCTCAGTTTACAAACTGGCGGACGCCTCAGGGCGTGAAATAGCGGGCTTTTCAACTAACTCCATGACACCAGCCGGTGGGGTTTTCTTGTTTCATCCAAACAGAGGCTGGACAAAAGAACAGGCCGACGCGGCAATCCGCGCGGCTTTAAAAAAGGGTACACCATGAACAGAGAAAAAGGGAACGCGTTATTCAATCCGGACCCGGCCGCCTGCAAGGGCTCAGCCTCGACGGATTTGACGCAAGACGAAAAGGCCGCCCTGCAGTTTAAGCGGCTTGACGAAACCATGAAAAAACACAACCGGGTGGTCCTGTTGCGTTGGATTATCGTGGCTTTCATTGTAGCGTTTGTCGGGGCCGGCCAATACGCCGTCCTGATTTACTCAAAGTGGGTGGCTATGGTTTACACGGCCGCCGGCTTTGTCTTGTTTGTTGGGGCCGGCGTCATTTTAGTGGTCGCCGCCCTGTCTTATGCCATGACGAAGTGGCGCTAAAAAAGAAACCCCGCCCGGCGTAACAACCGGGCGGGGCAAGGAAGGAATACTAAACACATGAACAGCCAACAGAATAACACTCCGGGCCCTGAAAGTCAAGGCCCCGAAAAGTCAGAAAAGAAAGGTTTAAATATGCAATGCTCTGCCGCGTTTGCAAAGGCGCTCCTGGCGGTCCAAAAGACCTGCCTGGTCGCGTCAAAGGACGGGACGAATACGTTTTTTCAGGGGCGCAAATACGCAACCCTTGACGAAATCATAAACACGGTCCGCGAGCCCCTTACCAATAACGGGCTGGTTTTAATGCAGGACACGGATTGCGACGGGACCAGTGTTAAGGTCATAACCCGCCTGATACATGAAAGCGGCGAGGCCATGGAAAGCGCTCCACTGGTTTATACGCTCCAGCCGGAATTCACCGGCGGCAAACAGGGCGCGCCCGTTGTCCAGGTCCCGGCCGGGGTCCAGCAGATTGGTAAAGCGATTACATACCTGCGGCGCTATTCGCTCAGCCCCTTTTTAGGGATTGCCTGCGAAGTTGACGACGACGGCAATACGGCCAGCCATGCTGACACGACGCCGGCGCCGAAGGGCCAGCCGGTCAAGACCTCCTCGGGGGTTACGGTGGGGCATGTTGCGGAGGGCTCAGTCAGGAAGAGCGCATACACCGGCGAGCTTCTTGACAACCCGGCCGCCATTGAGCGCCACCAGGTTGCGGCCTCAGCCGCGAAGGAAAAAGCCGCCGGGGCAACAGAGAAAGACAAAGCCGACGCCGCTTTTGTCAAGGCCGTAATTGAGCCGGCCGCCGGCAAGCCCTCAGGCATCGCTTCAGACGCCCAGGTCCGCGGGGCCTTTAATGCCGCCCTCTATGACGCCTGCGAGGCCTCAGGGGTTACAACTGAAGAGCTGGACGCCTATTTGCGCGGCCAGGCCGGGAACCCCCGGATTAAGACGCCGGTCCTGGGTGACGGCATGACAATTCACAACATGGGGGAGCGCATTGTCGACGCCCTCCTGAAAGAGAAAGACAAGCCGGAAAGTAACTGGACAAAAACCGTGGCGCGCATTGTTGCGGGCCGCAAATAAGGAAGGAAAGCTGACACCATGGAAAACAAAAATCAGATTGACGACGTGGAAATTGACTTCGACGGCGTTGTTGAAAACGAGGGCACCGGGTTTGACGTATTCCCGGAAGGGACCGAGGTAATTTTCAAGGTTGAAACCGTCGAGCGCGGCCGCAATGCCGACGGCACGAAGCCCCAGGTAAAAATGAAACTCAGCCTTACACCGGCAAAGGGCGAGGGCCGCTCTTCGTGTACTGAATTCTTGACCATGACCCGCAAAAGCGAGTGGAAAATTTGCGAGTTTTTCACCTCGCTCGGCTTGCGGAAACATGGGGAGCAATTCCGCCTGCGTTGGGATATTGAAGGCCTGAGGGGCCGCGCCACCGTCGGGGTTGACACCTGGGCCAATAAGACAACCGGCGCCCAGATGACAGGGAACAATATTAAAAAGTTTCTTGACCCGCGCGAGGGTGACAATTTCAACGCCGGCGACGGGGTGGCGGCTCAGTGCGTGGCCGAGTTGGACCCTCAGTTTGACTAAACAAAGAAAGGGCGGGCCCCGCCCACCGGGGGCCCTCTAAACCATGACAGAACAAACTAAAAAAATCATTGCCGCGGTCCTGAAAACGGACGACACCGTTTCACCCTCTGAGCGCGCGGCAATCGTTTTGTGGATTACAGCGCAGACAGGCCCACAGCCTGATTGCATATTGCGCCGGCAGGCCGTTGCGGTCCGCCTCGGCGTCAAGGTCAAGACCGTGGACCAGCTTGCGGCCCGCGGCGTCTTAAAGAAAGTTATGTGGCCGGGCGCAAAACGCGCGGCCGGTTTCCGGGAAAGTGACGTGGTAAAACTGATTGAGGAAGGCGGTGCAAAAGATGAATGATACAACCAACGGCGCCGGCGTGTTTATTGCCGGGCTTCAGATTGAAAACGTAAAGCGGGTCCGCGCGGTCAAAATGATACCGGCTCCGCAAGGGCTGACAATTATCGGCGGGGATAACGGGCAAGGCAAGACCAGCGTCCTCGACGCCATTGCCGGGGCCCTGGGCGGCGACTCTTTCAAACAGCCTGTCCACGAAGGCGCGCCCCGCGGCTTTGCAAAGGTTACGCTGAGCAACGGCCTGGTGGTCGAGCGTATTTACACGGCCGGCGGCGGCTCCCGGTTAAAGATTGAGGACCCCTCCGGCAAGAAGAGCGGCCAGTCTTTGCTCAGCGAGCTGGTTTCCCAGTTTGCGTTGAATGTTGGAGAATTCATGGCGGCAGGGGACAAAAAAAAGGCTGAAATTATGCTTAAGGTCATAGGGGTGGACCCCCAGCCGTTTGAAGAGCGGATACGCGCCCTCGAGGCGGACCGGCTTTTGAAGGGCCGCGAGTCTGACAGGCAAAAGGGATACGCCGAAAACTTGCCGTGGTATGAAGACGCCCCGGAAGAGCGCCTGGACGGTAATTCAATCTCGGCGCAAATGACAGAGGCCCTGCAGTACAATGCAAAGGTCCGCGCGGCCGGTGTTGACGTCGGGGCAAAGAAAGACGCCCTCGACCTTGCGGAAATCCGCCGGGATGAAGCCGAGCGCGCTTTGGCCGCCGCTCAGGAACGGCTCGCCGCCGCTGAGGCAAAGAGAAAGACAAGCGCCGACGAATACCGGGCCGCCCTTGAAAACGCGGCAACCGTGGGCCAGCCTGTTGACACCCAGGCCATAAGCGCAAAGCTGGCCGAGGTTTCTGAGATTAACGAAAAGGTCCAGGCAAACCTCAGCAAGAAACAGGCAAGGGAAACGGCGCAACTCCTGCAGGCGGAATACTCAGCAATCAATGAGGAAATCAAACAGGAGCGCGAGGCCTTGCGGGCGTTGCTTGAAGGGGCGGCTTTGCCATACCCCGGGCTCGGCGTCAACGAGGGCGCCCTTGAATATAACGGCCGGGCATGGTCAACACTCTCGGAAAGTGAGAAGCTGATTTTGTCGACGGCTATTTCCCGGGCGGTCAATCCAAACTGCCGGTTCGTTTTGGTTGACGGGCTCGAGCGGATGGACCGCAAGACCCTGGCGGTATTTTCCGGGTGGCTCAGCGCTCAGGGATTGCAGGCCATTGGCACCCGGGTGGGCAACGGTGACGAGTGCTCCCTGATTATTGAAAACGGGGTGGTGGCGGGTTCGGAAGAAACGCAACCGGACGCGGCTCAGCCTGAGGTCCCGGACGGGGCCTTCGATTAAAAGGCCGCTGAGGCTATCAGCAGGCCCCACGTCGCGCCGGTGGGCGTGGGGCCTTACAAAGACACCGGAAAAGCAAGGAAGGCTTTTAAACATGAACGTGCTATATTTAACGCTAAAAAAGAAGTGGTTTGATTTAATCGCTTCAGGCGCAAAAAAAGAAGAGTACAGAGAGTGCAAGCGATACTGGCAAACGCGGCTTTTAAACCATAACTTCGACGCCGTTTGTTTCCGCAACGGATACGGAAAAGACGCCCCCGCCGTTGTTGTTGAATTCAAGGGCATTTTCAGGGGCCTCGGGATTATTGAGTGGGGCGCGCCTTATGGGGTCCAGGTTTATGTTATAAAGTTGGGGAAAATTATCATGCGCAAAAAGCCGGCACCGGTGACAGGCGGTGCGCTATGACCGTCGGGGAAATCCGGGCAATCATTAACGACACCCTTCTCAATGACAACAGCGAGGCCGTGGTCGGCATGGGTTACGGGGCCCCGTTCTATGAAAGCCCCCTCGAGGCAAAAATCATAACGGGCGGCCCGGCCTCAGCGCGCCGGCTTGCCATAATCCTGCGGGACCGGTTTGACAGGCCCGGCCGCGTTTCTTTCCATGCTGAGCAAGAAGAGGAGGACGCCTAAATGATTACCCCGCGCCAATATCAGAAAGAGGCCCACGACTCTATTTTCAAAGACTGGGAAACATACCGGGCCACCCTGTTGGAAATGGCAACCGGCACCGGAAAAACGATTGTGTTTTCCATGGTCGCGCAAACGCTCGCCGCTCAGAAAAAGCGGTGCCTGATACTTGCCCACCGCGACGAGCTTATACGGCAGGCGGTTGACAAGCTCAGCCGGTCAACAGGGCTGGACTCGGCAATTGAAAAGGCCGACGAGCGCGGCGCCGGCTCAATGTTTCCGATAGTTACGGCGTCGGTCCAGACCCTTTGCCGGATTAAGCGGCTTGAAAGTTTCCACCCCGACGAGTTTGCCGCCGTGATTGTTGACGAGGCCCACCACGCCCTTGCTCAGACATACCAATCTATTTTTAACTATTTCACCGGGGCTAAAATTTTGGGGGTGACGGCAACACCGGACCGGGGTGACAAGAAAAACCTGGGGCAAATTTTTGATAATATATGCTTCAAGTATGGCCTGCGGCAAGCGGTCCTCGAGGGAAACCTTTGCAAAATAACGGCGCAAACGGTCCCGCTTAAGATTAACCTCGGGGCAATGAAACAGCTCGCCGGGGATTACTCAGAAACGGCCGTGGGCTCAGCCCTTGAACCCTACCTTTGCGGAATAGCCGAGGAGCTTTCCAAGCGCGCCGCGGGCCGTAAAACGCTGGTATTTTTGCCTCTCAGGGTTACGAGCCGGCGCTTCTGTGAATTGCTCAGGGGTTACGGAATGGACGCTCGGCATGTTGACGGGGAAAGCGAGGACCGGGATGATGTCAAGGAATGGCTTGCAACCCCGGGGCCGAAAATCTGTTGCAATGCCATGTTATACACCGAGGGCTTTGACGAGCCGTCCATTGACTGCGTGGTCCCGTTGCGGGTGACGAAAAGCCGCTCCCTCTATGCGCAGATGATTGGCCGCGGCACGCGCCTGTTTCCGGGGAAGGCTGATTTACTGTTGCTCGACTTCCTTTGGCAAACGGAAAAGCACGACCTTTGCCGGCCTTGCCACCTGGTTGCTGAGCGCGCCGAAACTATGCGAATAATGGAGGCTATTCAGGAAAAGAAAGCCGCCGCCGGCATTGAGCAAATTGACCTCTTTGACCTTGAAGAGCTGGCCAATACAGAAGAGGCGGAAAAACGCCACAAGGCTTTGGCCGAGGCCCTGAAAGCTCAGGAAAAGAAAAAGAGCAAGCTGGTGGACCCGCTTTTGTTGGGGGTCATAATTAACGACTCAGATTTAAGCGATTATGAGCCCACAATGAAATGGGAGCGCGCCGCCATGACAGACGGGCAAAGGGCATGCCTGCCCCGGTTTGGCATCAATCCGGACCTTGTCAAATGCAAGGGCCACGCCACCATGCTGATTGGAAAAATGATTGAACGCCGCAAAATGAACTTGGCTTCCTTGGGGAAAATCGCTATCCTCGCAAAATATGGCTTTGAGGATGTGGGCGGCATGACAGACAAAGCGGCGAATATTGCCATTGACCGGATAAAGGAAAACCGCTGGAACGGGCCCGAGCGATGGTTTGATTGAGGAAAAGGAAAAAGGAACGAAACACCATGGAAAACACATTGACAAAAGGGGGTAAATAATATGCCCCAAAACAGAGTGCCTAAATTTTTAGAGGACGCCATATTTGCCGGTGCCGGCGAAGGTCAAAGAAACGACCGGGCTTTTTGGGTTTCTGCTCAGGCGCGCGACGCCCGGATCCCGAGGCATGAAGCCGAGGCCATGATTGAGCAGTTTGCCGCGCGTTGCAATCCGCCGCTAAACATGGGGGAGGCCTTGAACGCCGTGGCCTCGGCATACCGGACCGCCCCGCGTGAAGAGGCAAAGAGCCCGGCCGGATCCGCAAAGGGCGCAGGGCCGTATAAGCCTCGCGCGCCGTTTGCCGGATCCGACGACGTCATAGACTGGGAGGGCGTCATTGGCCCGGCCGCTGAGAAACGCGCCGCCGCTGAGGCAGCCGGATCCGGGGCCCCTGATTTTGTAGAAGAGGTCCCGCCGCCCTCAGGCAACCCGGCCGCCGATTTACGCGCGTGGCTTGCGGCCCTTTATCAGCCCGACGATTTACTAAATTACATGGTTACAAGTTTTCAAGACGAGGACGGCAAGTATAAGCCGCTCGGCAAGGGGGCAACCCGCTCGCGCTCAGACATAGAGGCCGGGCTTGACAAATACGAGGCCAAAGGCTACAAGGGCGACGAGCTGTTGCGGATGGTGTTGGGGGATTGGAAACCGGACGCCGGCGTTTGGGCCCGGATAAACCCGCTTGACGGCGAGGGCGTTTTCAATACCAACGTGGTCCGGCTTGACCACGTACTCGTTGAAGGTGACGAGCAACCCATTGAAAAACAGCTTGCAATAATTAAGTCTTTGCGGATCCCTTGCGCGGCCATAGTACACTCGGGCGCAAAGAGCGTGCATGCAATTGTCAAGGTCGGGGCGGGCACTGATAAAGCCCTTTATGCCGAGCGCGTGGCGGCCCTGTTTAAGACGTTGGAAGAGGCCGGGCTAAAGGTTGACGTCAAGTGCCGCAACTCTTCGCGGCTTTCACGTTTGCCGGGCCCGAGCCGGGCGGGCAAGCCCCAGTATTTAGTTGCGGGGCCCTCAGGGGCTCAAAGTTGGGATAGTTGGCAAGCTGAGCGCGAGGCCTCAGACTTCAGGTCCGACGCCATGGGGCCGGATGAACTAGACGAAGCGCCCGCCCCTGATAGCCTTGTCGGGGACCGGTTTCTTTGCCGCGGCGGGGCCTGGGTGGTTGTTGCTCAGTCAGGCGCCGGCAAGTCTGTCCTGGCCATGCAGGCCGCCATGTCTTTCTCGGCAGGCCGGCCCTTTTTCGGATTGGCTACTGCAGGCGCCACCCGGAACCTTATGATACAAGCGGAAAACAACCGCGGGGACATGCACGAAACTTTTGTGGGGATAAAAAAGGGGTTGCTTTTTGACCTTGACGAAAAGGCCCTGCTGAGGGAAAACTTCAGGACGGTCCATTGCTCGCGCTATACCGGGGCGGTCTTTTGTGAATTTTTGGCGCATCAATGCCGCCTATTCAAGCCGGATATTGTGTGGGTGGACCCGCTGTTGGCTTTTCTAGGGGGTGAAATATCGAAAATGGGTGACACCGCCCGCTTTTTGAGAAACCAGCTCCAGCCGGTCATTGAGGACAACAATATCGGCGTGGTGGTCATTCACCATACCGGCAAGCCGCCGAAAACTGAGGAAGGAAAATACAAGGGCGCCGACCTTGCTTATTTAGGCATAGGGTCCTCGGATATAACCAACTGGGCCCGGGCAACGTCAACCCTGCTCCGGATGGAAGGCGCCGACAATCGTTTTATTTTTGAGCATGCCAAGCGCGGCGGCCGGGCCGGTTGCAAGCGCGCGACGGAAATCATGCACGCCTCAGGCGGCGGCATTTACTGGGCTGAGGCCCCGGGCAAGGTGACAGAGGCGGACCGCCGGGATATTGAGGCCCGGAAACACGGCCGGGACCCGAGCCACAAAACCTATTGCCAGCCATCAAAGTATGACGGGCTCGGCTTTGAGCAAATGCCTCCGCTTAAGGGCGGGCGGGAGGCTGAGTCAAGCCCGGCGGTCCTTTGGATTGCCGAGGTCCTTGAAAAGCGCGGTTTCCCTGAAAGCCCGGCAAAGGTCAAAAACATAATGCGAACCCTCGAGCGGCTCGGCTTTATCTATTTTGACACCGACCGCCTCGTTTGGCACGGGTCAATGCACGATTTTACACAAGGATGAACACAAAAAAAAAGGAAAGGTACTAAATGAATGAGCTACACTTATTTGTCGGAGGCGGGGGAGGAGTGCTCGGCGGCATCCTTTGCGGAAATACCTGCGTATGCGCTGTCGAGATTGAACATAAGCCACGAGCCATGCTGTTGCAAAGACAGCGCGACGGGATACTGCCACAATTCCCGATATGGGACGACGTGTGCACCTTTGACGGGAATCCATGGCGCGGAAAAATTGACGTCGTGTGCGGAGGTTTCCCCTGCCAGGATATCAGCTCAGCCGGAAAGGGAGTCGGGATTACGGGGGCCCGGAGCGGACTTTGGAAAGAGTTTGCTAGAATCATTAACGAAATACGACCCCGATACGCGCTCGTGGAAAATAGCCCAATGCTCACTGTTCGGGGGCTTGGAGTTGTTCTCGGGGATTTGGCCGAAATGGGGTATAATGCAAAATGGGGTGTGCTGGGCGCTGACGATGCCGGCGCACCTCATAGGAGGGACAGAATATGGATACTTGCTACCGACCCCCATGGCGAGCAATGCGGACAAGAGCGGTCCGAATCAGAGGGACAGCTCGGGGCGGCCCGGTCTTCAGATGGCGGCAATGATGTGGCCGACACCGAGGGCCGGAAATCCGGGGAGCAGGCCGAACGGAAAAGGGGGGAAAATACTTGCGGAGGAAGTCAAGAAATCGGTTATGTTTCCGACCCCGAGAAACTCGCCGGGGATGGTGAACGGAACCATGGAGCAAGTGACACGATTAATAGAAAAAAACGGATACAGGAGCCGCCTGGAGGAGTCTGTAGCAATGAGTTTTGCGACCCCACAGGCTCGGGACTTCAGGACGGGGGAAGGCCACCGCTGGGAGAACCCGGAACGGTCAAGGAATTTGAACGACCAGCTTGGTGGGCAACTGAACCCGGACTGGGTGGAATGGCTGATGGGGTGGCCAATCGGATGGACCAGCATGGCCTCGCTCCCGGCGAGCAGGTTCCGCGCGTGGCTTGCGGCATCAAAGACAGGGTCGCAAGGCTGAAGGCGATTGGAAACGGGCAGGTTCCGGCTTGCCTGAAACTTGCGTGGGATACCCTCAAAACGATTTAACCATTTCCGCGAGTGCGGGGAGCCAGCCGTGGATTGTCCAAAACGCAATCAAAAATTTCAAACACGGCTGGCAGTTTTTAACACAAAAAAAAAGTAAACGAAACACTATGCCAATTAAACCAGAAAACCGCCGCCGCTATCCGCAAGACTGGCCGGCCGTTTCAAAGTCTGTCAGGGCCCGCGCCGGCAACGTTTGCGAAGGCTCCCCGGACTTCCCGGATTGCCGCGCCGTCAACGGCCAGCCCCACCCGGTTACGGGGTCAATGGTTGTCTTGACCGTCGCCCACCTTGACCATACCCCCGAAAATTGCGCGCCGGAAAACCTCAAAGCATGGTGCCAGCGTTGCCACTTAAACTATGACAGGAAAACAAGAAAGGCCCCCAGGATATGAAAACCTTTATTTATTCCATGCTGGCAATCAGCGCGCTCGCCTGCGCCGGCGTCTTTGCCTATGTTGCGGCCCTTGAAATCATAGCGTGGCGCCGGGCCCCGCGCGTTTGCGGCCGTTGCTCAGGCGCCGGGCCCCGGTTTTATGTCAGGCGGCTCGGATGGTGTGTCCGGTGTGAAAGGGCCCCGGAAACCTGCCCCGAGGATATGGTCCTTAGAGTCAACGCCCCGGCATGCGTATTTTTTAAACACCGGCCGCCGCCTCACAAATACGAAAGGGCCTCGTCATGCACGACCATACAATAAGCGGCCCTGTCTATGACGGCTCCCGCTTTCCAAAGCTGAGGAAAGACGAGGCCGGTAAAGCCCTCTGCCGGGGTTGCGGCGGACCCATTACAGACAAGCGCCGGCAAACATGGTGCAAGGCTGAGTGCGTGGAAAAGTACCACCCTTTTTATGTCAGGAAGGCGGTTATAAAGCGCGACGGCTTTATTTGTCAGATTTGCGGCCTTGACATTAAGGCGGCAGTCAAGCAATGGCGCGCCGAGAAGGTTGACTTCTGGAAAGACAAAGCCGGGTATTCAGAGTGGAAAAAACGGAACCCCCGGGCTGAGTACGACCACATAATCCCATTCTCAGAAGGCGGCTTGACGGTACTCGAAAACATGCGAACCCTCTGCCGCTTATGCCATAAAACCTGCACCGCCGAATTGGCGGCAAAACGCGCAAAACAAAGAAAGAATAAACCCGCCTATGATAACAAAACTCTTCCCGGTTTGCCTGATTGCCCTTGACATTGCCGCCGCCGCCGTTTACCTTTGCCATGGTGACGTGAAGCGGGCAATCTACTGGGCCGCCGCCGCAACCTTGACCGCAACAGTGACGTTTTAAAGAGAAGGAAACAATATGCAATATCAGACCATGAAAAGACTAAAAGAACAGGACCAGACCATTGCCACCTTGCGGGCCGCTTTAGAGGGGCTCGTCGGCGCCTCAGCCCGGGAGGACCTGTTAGGTATCCGCGAGCTTTTCTTGCCGGGTTCACTGATTGACCGCCTCGGCCGCGGTGAGCATAACGCCGCAAGCCTTGCCGCTATTGACGCCCTCCTGGCGCTTATCCCGCCGGCCCCTGAGCAAGAAGAACCACCCTACCAGGAAGAGCAATAGCCCTCGCGTGCGCGCGCGCGTTGGGACATGCTCAGCCCAAAACACCCTTTTTTGTATGTAACTCGATACCCCTGGGACATGGCTTTATGACTTTTTTTAGAAAATCAGTTTTTGCATGTCCCATACGCGCGCGCGAGGAGCATGTCCCAGGGACATCATGTCCCACGCGCGCGATATTGAATACAATATAGAGAAATACATAAATATATTTCTCTCTGAGAATACAAAAACACCCCTCGCCTTTGGCGGGCGTTTTCATTCTCAGGAAACACGGAAAGAGAAGGCCCCATGAAATACAGACTCGACCAGCTACCCCCGGCCCTCAGGGCTCAGATTGAAAAACAGATCGCCAAAGAGGACGCCGCCGCCTCAGGCAACCCGGGCCCCGGCTCCGGGCCGCTTGTATCCACTGAGCAACCCAACAGCAAAAAGGAAAGAAAGCTGGCACCCAAAGCTCAGACGAAAACCGAGGCCGACTTTAACCGGCGCTATTTATCAGGGCTCGGGCTTTTTGAGGGGCTCAGCTTCAAAATGCCGGGCGGCTCCCGGTATACCCCGGACTTTGTCACCTTTGACGCAAAAACAAAAATTTATTCTTGCTATGAGGTCAAGGGTTCGTTTAAACTCTCTTCTCATGGTCGAGCTTTAACGGCGTTCAAGGAAACCGCCGCCGCTTTCCCGGGCATTAGGTTTTTTTGGGCTACAAGGCAAGACGACGGAACCTATACGCTCAGGGAATACGAAAGGGAATAAACACATGCCGGAGTGCCATAACTGCCCGAAGAACGGGAAACACGACCGGGCCTGTCTCAAATGCAAGGGCCCCGCGGATACGAACAACAAAAGCCAAAGCATGCTCCATTATCAGCAGGCCGAGGATATTGAGCTGGAAATGAAACAGCCGGCAAAAACCCCCGAGTTGAATATTGCCCCCTGTTGCTCAGACACCGCCAGGCGGCTAATTTCAGAGTTTAGGGGCCTGAATTGTGAACAAATAGCCCTGCTATGCTCAGCCCTTGACGGTCAATCATTGTCAGACTTTGCAAGGGCCCGCGGCGTTTCAAGGCAGGCCGCGTTCAGCGCTAAAAAGATATTGATTGAAAAGCGGCCAATGCTGGCGGTGGTTTTCAAGCAAAACGAAACACCAGGGGAAAAATAGACTTTGAAAACGAAAAAAAAGCCCTCTCTCAGTTTGCCCGCTTCATTGCACGCAATAAAAACGCGGTCCGGCCTGGAAGTCAAGACCTGCGCCTTCAATCCCCGGTCCATTAAGCCAGCCGCCCTTGCTAAGCTGGCCGAGTCAATCAGCCGGGACCCCGCTTTTATGACCCTGCGCCCCATTGTCATTGACGAAACCGGAACCGCCCTGGGTGGGAACCAGCGCCTGAGGGCTTGCGTCGAGGTGTTGGGGTTGACCGTTCTGCCCGACGAATGGGTCAAGGCGGCTCCGGCGCTTACTGAGGACCAGAAAAAGCGGTTTATGATTATTGACAACAGCCCAGACGGCATGTCAGGCGAGTGGGATTTTGAAGCCCTCAGGGAAGAGTGGTCAGGGATTAGCATATCCCTCGAGGATATCGGCGTAACCATGCCGGACCTATTCAATCAGGGCAAGGGCGACCCCGACGCGGCGCCTGAGCCCGAGGCCCGGATTGTTTCACGCCCCTGGGATATATGGCAACTCGGGGCCCACCGGGTAATTTGCGGGGACTCGACAGACGCGGCCGCCGTCGCGCGCCTGTTTGACGGGGAGCGCCCGGGCCTTATGGTTACGGACCCCCCTTATGGCGTTGACTATGACCCAACCTGGCGTGATAATGCCGGCGGCCAGTTCGGTGACGGGCTGACAAAGGCCCGCGGCCTGGTTGCAAATGACGACCGCGTCGATTGGCAGGCGGCCTGGGACCTCTTCCCCGGGGATATTGCCTATGTTTGGCACGCCTCTTTGAAATGCGCCGAAGTTTGCAACTCTTTGACGGCCGCCGGGTTCATCCCCCGGGCTCAGATCGTGTGGGCAAAATCACATTTTACCCTAATGAGGACCGGCTATCATTGGGGCCACGAGCCCTGCTGGTATGTTGTCAGGGCCGGCGGCAAGGCTGACTGGGCCGGGGATAGGAAACAGCAGACAGTATGGGAAATTCAGGGGATGAACCCCGCGGGGCGCAACCGCTCTTCAGGCAATGAAAAGACCGGGCACGGCACGCAGAAGCCCGTTGAATGTATGGCGCGCCCAATGCTAAACCATGCGCCGCGGCTTGTGTATGACCCCTTCCTGGGCTCAGGGACCACGCTTATTGCGGCCGAGCAGACCGGGCGCCGGTGTTTTGCCGCTGAGCTTATGCCGGTTTACGTTGATATGGCGGTCCGCCGCTGGCAATACTACACCGGAAACAAGGCTGTCCTGGAAAGCGACGGGACCCTGTTTGACGCATTAACACCGAGGGAGGCTTAAAATGACAACAAACACGCCAAAGTGCGCCAGGATAACCGACGCCCAGGTTGCCGAGGCCCTGAAAAATAGCGCCGGCCTGTTTTCCGCCGCGGCTCAGCAGTTGGGGGTTGACGCCTCCACCGTTTCACGCCGCGTGGCAAAGTCTGAATTCTTGAAAAAGGTCGTCGTTGACAGTTTAGACAAGCGGCTCGACGTTGCCGAGTCTGAATTGCTGAAAGCCATTAAGCGCGGCGAGCCCTGGGCTATCTGTTTCTTCCTGAAATGCAAGGGCAAGGCCCGCGGGTACGTCGAACGGACCGAGGTGACAGGCGGCAACGGGGCCCCGCTCGGGGCGGCCGCCGCGGTCCCTGAGGCTGAGCTGGACCGGATTATCGCAGACGGTGAAAAGGGCAAATAATGACGCTTCAAGAAGCCAAAGCTGAGAAAGCCCGCCGGATTGCCAGCCGGGACCTTTTGGCTTTCATGCGTTGGAATTGGTGGCAACCCCACGAGTTCATTGCCGGGCGCCATACCGAGGCTATTTGCGGCCGCTTGACAAAGGCCTCCCAGGATTGGCGCGCGGGAAAATCGACTTATTTACTGATTGCCGTCCCTTTCCGCCATGGCAAAAGCGATATTGTGTCGCGCGCCTTCCCCGGTTTCTTTTTGGGGGCCAATGCAGACCGCCAGCCAGACGTTATCATGTCAGGCTATGGGTCCTCCCTGGTCAAAGGCTTTTCAAAGCGCGTCAAGCGGATAATGGAAGCCCCGCGATACCAGGCCCTTTTCCCCGGGGTCAAGCCGGTCCGCGGCTCAAACAAGGCGGAAGAGTGGCAAGTGGAAGGGTCCGCGGGTACGGTGACGGCTCAGGGCCTGGGCGGCGCCTTGACCGGCAAGGGCGGCCACTTGCTTATTGTCGACGATTATTGCAAGAACCGGGCCGAGGCCGCCTCAAAGGCATACCGGGATAAAACGTGGGACTCTTTCAGAAACGATTTAATGACCCGGCAAAACAGCCCGGCCGCCATTGTCATAGTATGCGCCACCCCCTGGCATATTGACGACCTGCGGGGCCGGATACGAAAGGCCATGAAAGAGGACCCGGAATTCCCGGCCTTTGAGGAGCTGAATTTCCCGGCCCGGAAACCCGGCGAGTGGGAGTATCTATTCCCCGAGCGCTTCACGCCTGAGTGGTACAAAGCCCAAAGGTCCTCGCTACAGAAACAAGCCGCCGCCCTGTTGGATTGCGAACCCGTGACGGAAGGCGGAAACCGTTTTGACATATCCGCGGTCCGGGTGCATGCAACGCTCGAGGGATGGCCTCAGGGCCGGGAAACCCGCGGGTGGGACCTTGCAAGCTCGACGGCTGAGCGCTCAGGGGATGACCCGGACCGGACCTGGGGGGTCCGCGGGCTTGTCAAGCGTATTCAGATTGCCGCCGGGATTTACCAGAACGAGCTTTGGATACGCTCAGGGGCGTGCATACGGGCCGAGGCCCCCGCGCGCGACGCGTTTATCCGGGCAACAGCTCAGGCGGACGGGCCCGGCGTTGCTCAGCATGTCGAGGCCTTTGGCGGATACAAGGACGCGTATACAACCCTGCAGGCGGTCTTGCGGGGCGTTTCAATAGTCAAGGCCTCCCGCCTGCCGGGTGACAAAAGCGCAAAGCTGGCGCCGCTGGAGCCGTCTTTCCAGGCCGGGCTTGTCCATGTTTACGGGCCCGGCTTTGGCCCGTGGCTTGATACCTGGCTGGCCGAGTTTGCGGCTTTCCCCGAGGGCGGGCATGACGACGGGCCCGACGCCACCGGTGTTATGTTCCACTCTCAGGCGGGCAAGGCCTCAGGCGGCTCGGGGCTTCTCTGTTGACAAAAGGGCCTATATCATGGCAAACGATACAATCTTTAAGCGCAAGCACAAAGCGGTGGCGGAAAGAGCCCACCAGCTTGAATTAAACACCCTCGCGGCCAAAGGCGGCCGCCGCTATGTGGACCGCCGGCTATGGCGCGCGCCGAATGAAAGCGACCTTTCATGGTTTGGCACCTATGGCACCGCCGTGACTGCAAACGCAAACAAGACACTTGACGCCGGCACCGTGGGCCGCAAAGAGCGCGCCGCCCTTGTCAATGACGCCGGCCGCGTTGTCTCAAAGATAACCCAGTATCTTTTCAAGGTTGACGCCCAGCGCCCCGGGGTTGACGAAGAGTGGGCCGGCAACGTGACAGGCCGCGGGTCCAGCCTTCTTTCTTTTTGGGTTGACGCCTCGGAAACGTTGACGGCCGGCCAGTGGCTTTGGCTGAGCGTTGACCGGCTCGCCGCCCTGAAAGACGAAAACGGCAACCCACGCCTGCGCACCCTTGCGGAAAAGGCCCGGGACCGGGATGTTGTCAAGTGGACCGTTTGGCCGGCAAACTCGGTGCCTGATTGGAATTTTTCGGAAACCGGCGCCCTGCTTTGGCTGATTACCCAGGACACCCGTTACAATAACGCCGACCCGCTTACTGAGGCCAAAGAATTCATAGTGCGCACGCTATGGCGCAAGACCGCGGCCGGCGTAACCTTTCAGGAATTCCGCCTTATGGACGGCGTGGTTACGGCGCTCGCGGATGAAACGGCGGTGCCGGGCCTGTCTGAAATCCCCTTCGTTCTTGTCGGGACCCCAAAGGCTGAGCCCTGGTGGTTTGATGACGTCGAGGCCTTGCAAGCTCAGCTTTTAAACCTTGACTCCCTGCACGCCGAAAACCTGGTCCGGTGTGTTTTTCCCCAGTTGGTTATCCCTGAAACTTGCGTTTCAAGTATGGAATTGAAGCTCGTCGAGCGCATGGGGCCCAATAACGGCGAGGCCGTCATGCAGGTCATACGCGAGCTGGTCCGCGGCCTTGATACGCCTATCATGGAAACCTCAGAGGACAAGGGCATAACCCGCTTTATTCAACCAAACGCATCCGACCTCAAAGCCATACCCGAGGAAATCAGCCGCAAGCGCTCCCTGCTGTTTGATATGGTGGGCCTTTCCCTTTTCAACCGGGAAAGCCGGCAGATTGCAAGCGCCGAAAGTAAACAGTTTGACCAGTTGGACACCGAGTCAACGCTGAAACACCGGGCCCGGATATTAGAGGCCGCGGAATTGCGCCTTGTTGAATTGTCAAAGCTGGTGGACCCGCTCTTCAAGGCTTACAGCCCCGCCTGGCCGTCCTCTTTTGACGTGGTTGACACCGCCGGGGATACTCAGGCCTTGACGTTGCTCGGGAACCTGCCGGATATGCCGCCCTCTATGCGCCGTATGGTACTGGTCGCGGCCCTGAGGATACTGGGCGAAGTTTCCGGGCAAGATAAAGACCTGATACAAGCCGCCCGGGGTGAAATTGAGAAAATGGATTTTACGGAGGCCATCTTCAGCGAAAAAGACCAGCCTCCGCCCGGAAACGGCGAAGCCGTCTAACTTGACAAAGCGGCCTATATTATCTTCCGCCGTCTTTGCTGGCGTAATAAGCAATGAAACAACCGCCGGGGCGGTCAATCCCTGAGTTCAAAGAGGCTAAACTATGACGTTGAAAGAGTTACTGGCAAAGGTTGCAAGGGGTGAAACGTTGACGGACGCGGAAAAGGCGTTCCTCGCCGGCGTTGACCCGGAAAAAGAGCGCGACGAAGCCGCCGCCGCCGCACGCCGCAAGGCTGAGGGCGAGCGCGACACGTTGAAAACTCAGCTCGAAAAACTGAGCGCCGACGCCGCTGAGCTGAAACGCCAGGCGGATGAAAAGGCGGCCGCAGGTATGACGGAAAGCCAAAAGCAAACGGCGGCCCTCGCGGCCCTTTCTGCTCAGGTTGCCGCCCTTACCAAAGGCAAAGAAGAGGCGGAGGCCCGGGCAAACCAGGCAAGCCGCTCGCAGGCAATCCGGGAAAAGGCAAAGGCGGCGGGCATTATCCTCGCCCCCAAAACGGTAAACGAAGGGCTATTCAATCAGCTTTTGGAAACCCACCTTGCGGGCATTGACGTCGCGGACGAGGCAACGTTGAAAACAGCCCTCGAGCGGTTTAAGGCTGAGAACGCAGGCGTAATTCTGGCCCCGGGTTCCGGCGCCGGATTTAAAGCGGGCGAGCCAGGCGTTATCCCATCAGGAAAAAACCCTTTCCACAAGGACTCGTTTAATCTCACTGAGCAGGTTGACTTGTTAAACAAGGACCCGGCGGCGGCTAAGGCTTTGGCTGAGCAGGCTGGCGTTAAAATTGACTAAAAAGCCAACAGAGAAAAGAGGGACACAAAATGGCGGCTATTCGTTTATCAGATATTCAGATTAACAATGCTTTTTTGCAGTATGTCATTGCAAAAACGGCTACACTTTCCGCTTTGATGAAGAGCGGCATTGTCGGCGTCGACGCGGCGGTTGCGGCGGCGGTCAAGTCTGCGGGCTTCGGCGGCAAGATGGTCAACCTTCCTTTTTGGAATGATATTGCCGGCGACGACGAGGTTTTGAGTGATGACCCCAGCGCGCCTTTGACGGCCGGCGGGATTAACTCAGGGCAGGACGTTGCTGTCATTTTGCGCCGCGGCCGCCTGTTCTCTTCGAGTGATTTGAACGCCGAAATTGCCGGCAATGACCCCATGATGGTCCTGGGCGACCTGATTGCTGAGTATTGGGCCCGCCGCAAGCAGGCCGCCGTATTCGCAACCCTGCAGGGCATCTTTGCAAGCAACGCTGCCAACAATGACGGCGACCTGATTTTGGATATTTCAGGGGAAACCGGCGACGATGCTATCCTCGGCAAAGATACGCTCCTTTATGCCGCCCAGTTACTGGGTGACGCGAAGGGCGCATTGACCGCCGTGGCTATGCACAGCCAGGCTGAAACCCTGTTGAATACCCTCGGCGGGACCGGCTCGCTTTACAAGCCCGCGGAAACCGCCGCGCAGTTGCCTAGCTATAACGGGCGGCCAATCGTGGTCGACGATAGTTGCGGCTATGACCCGGCAACCCAAAAGGCGACAATTTATTTGTTCGGCCAGGGGGCTGTTGCGGTCAACGACGCGCCTGTCAAGACGCCGTTTGAAATGCAAAGAAAGATTGAGACTTCCTCGGACCAGATGGCAACCCGCGCCGGGTTTATCGCCCACGTTCGCGGCTTCAAGTTTCTCAATGTTGGGGTTACAACCCCGACCCCGACGAACGTCAACCTGGCCTCGGCCAACAACTGGGAACGCGTTTATGAGAAAAAGCAGGTCCGCGTTGTCAAGCTGGTGGCAAAGCTCGGCTAAACCCACACCGGCGGCCGCCTGAAATATGGCGGCCCCGGTGGCCTTTCAATGGATGAAACCTAAACACAAAAACCCTATTGAGGATTAAGAGAAAATGAAAAAGAAAAACTTTGTTTCTATGATTTTGATGGCGGCTATTTGCGTGGCCGTTGCTTGCCCCGTATTCATGCCCACAAGCGCTCAGGCGCAGGCGGTGGTATCTTTGGACCTTGCGTTTGCAAACGCTGAGGGAGTGACGTTTGTGGCTACGAATGACCTAAGCAACGCGGCCGGCCAGGAGCCGTTGTATTTGAAAGCGTGGGGCCTTTCCCCTACGAACGGCACGGTGACAATCACCCTGCGTCATAAAGACGCAAACGATACGTGGCGAGAAACGTCATACCCGGCAATCACTGACGTGGTGGGTAATATTTCCACGAATATTAGCGGGCTCGGCGTCCAACTCGGGGCAAAGGGTGACAAATACAAGATTGTTTGCTCAACCGCCACGAACGGGGTAATTCAGATCATAGGCAAGTTATACCGATGACCTAAGCCACCGCCCCGCCGATTCAATGTTGACGTTTTAACCTAAAAAGAAAGGGTTACACAATGCCAGAAGCAACCAAAAAAGCGCCCCCGGTCAATGACGCCCTGCGCCTATACCGCTCGTCGCGCACGCGCCTGAATGAACGCCGGCAGGCTGAGCTGACAGCGGCCGTCGCGTCTTTGACGAGCGCCCCGGCAAAGCCGCCTGCACAGCGCGGCCGCCCGCCTAATCAGCCGCCTCCGCCACCGCCGCCCCAGGACCCGCCGAAGGCCCCGGATTGCCCTCCGGATGGCGGCGGGAATTGCGCCCCCAACGCGGACCCGAAAGAAACGGTCCAATAGTCAGGAAAGCGAAAAATCAAACGCCCCCGGTTCCGGTCAATCCGCGGCCGGGGGTTTTTTATTGAGGAAAAAATAAAATGGCCATTACTTTTGAAAACGCCCAGGCTTATTTTGCCCCCGACAACCACCACCGCGCGGCCGTTTGGGCCGGCTTCCAGGAGACACATTGCCGCGGGGCCATAGCCTCAGCGCGCCGCGGGCTCGCGCGCCTGTTAGGCCGGGGCATGAAAGAAAACGAAGCCGCCTATAAAGAGGGGGACCGGATACGTGACGAGTTCGCGGTTTACGAGCAGGCCCTCTATTTGCTTGAAACCGGGGTGGTGGCCAATGGCTCAGCCTCGGACCCGGTGCCAATACTTGCCGGGAATGAAGAGGCGCAAAAGGCCGCTGGTACTAAGGGCCGGCCGAGCGTGGTGGGGCCTGAGGCCTTGCGGTGGCTCGGGTGGGGCGGGGTTGAAATCATAAGGGGCTAAATTATGGCAAGGAAACCAAGCCAACTGCCGCTCCCTTTGCGCAAGTTGCAATCGTTTAAGACGGAAACCACCGACGAGCTTATTGCGGCCCTGAAGAAAGCGCGCCGGGATATTGCCGCAAAGATTGCCCTCGCCGCAAGCAACGCAAAGGCCGCCGGCTCGTCAAAGACACGCGACGAGCTTTATGCTGAAATAGGCGCCCGGTATGCAACCCTTCAAGAAGGCATAGACGCCCAGCTTGCGGCATTGACAGGCGCCGCGGCGAAGGCCGGGCATGAAACGGCGCTCGGGGAAATCTCAGCCGCCGGGGCCGAGGCCTTTACAAAATACGACCCGGAAAGAAACAAGCGCTATTTTGACCTAATCAGACCGGCCAACGGCAAAAGCCTCGCGGCCGTATTCACTGAAAGCATGACCGGGTCCGCTATCCGGGCCCTCCGGACCGCAACTGTTGACGCCCTCAGGCTTGCCCAGGTCGAGGGCTTGACGGCAAACCAGACCCAAAAGGCCCTGCAGGAGCGTTGGGATAAATTGGCCGGCGACGAAGGCGCTTTCCGCTTTCAGGATAAGAGCGGCCGGGCCTGGGATAATGCGCGCTATTTGCAAATGCTGGTCCAGACAACCGCCCAGCGCGTTTCCGTTGAAAGCCATATTGACACCATGGCGGCCAACGGCTCAAAGTTTGGCCGGATTAGCAACGACGGCGACTCTGATTGCCCAATTTGCGCGGCCTGGGAGGGCCGTATAATCTTAACCGTGGGCGTGAATAAAAACTGGCCGACCTATGAAGACGCAAAGGTCGCCGGCGTATTCCATCCCAACTGCAACCACCGGCTTGAATACGTTGACCCGAAGGCCGACGCCGCTGAGCTTGACAGGCAACGCAAGGCCGGGGTCCCGGAGGGCGGTTTCACGCCTGAGGCCATGCAAGCGCAAAAGGATAATTTAGACCTCGAGCGCTTCAAGGCTGAGGGCATGACGCCTGCAGACGCCGCGCGCGCGGTTACGGCGGACCGCTTGGAAAAGGCAATCCGCCTGGGCACCCTTTCAGACTCAGCCGCGGCCGCGGTTAAAATGATGGCGCCTGCAGACCTTGACGCCATACGGGCCGCCGGTATTCCATCCTTCTCCCTGGTCAAAGACAAGAAAACGGCCGGCTATAACAAGGGCGTCGCCGGCGGCATTGTACACGTCGCCAGGACGGCAACGGCTCAGGACGTACTAAATGCCATGGGAATAAAGCCGGCCGCGCCTGAGGCCCCTGCGGCCCCGTTGCCGGCGAAGCAAGCGGCCGCCCCGGTCAAGGCCCCGGAAAAGAAAGCGGAGCCGCCGGCGCCGCCGCCTAAACCGATAAACCCCTTCCCGGAAAACGTCGACGGGCTTGAAATAGTCAAAAGCCTCGGCGGGTCAACCGGGGCAAAACTTGTCCGTGACAAAGACGGACGGCTTTTTGTTATGAAAAAGGGCGGGACCCCGGGGCATGTTGAAAGCGAGCTGGCCGCGGACAACGCATACCGGGCCGCCGGCGTTGCGGTCCCTGAGGGGCGGCTTTTCAAGACCCCGGACGGGCCTGTCAAGCTGACAAAATACCTGCCGGACGCGGTTTCCCTTGCCGATTATTTAGCAAGCGCCACCCCTGAGCAAAAGAAAAACTGTACTGCTCAGCTCGAGGCCTCTTATCACATTGACGCCATACTGGGGAACATTGACGTTATAGGCCTGGGGGCTGATAATGTAATGGTTGACAAGGCCGGCAAGGTTTGGCGCATTGACAACGGGAGCGCGCTCGGTTTCCGGGCTCAGGGCCAGCCCAAAGAATACGGGGACTGGGGCGAGGGGCCCGCCGAGCTTTTCAGCCTTTGCCGCTATCAAAGAAAATACTTTCCAAACATGAACGGCCGCCGGGCCTCAGTTGCGGTCCTCGCTCAGAATTGGGAGCCGGTCATTGCGGCATTGCCTGAGGCCGACGGGGAGCTTGTCAGGATACGCGTGCGCGAGGCCGCCTTACACCATGACAGGGCGGTCCGCTTTATCCGTGACGGGTTTACAGACGAGCACTCCGACGCCGTCGGTGAATTCGGTGCAAAAATAGTGTCATGGGGCGGCCACTACCTTTTGCCGGGGCAGGTCAAAACCCCTACAAATTCACTCGCGTGGAAATTCGGAAAGCTGAGGACCGGGGACGGAAGCTCAGGCTCAAAAGCCGCCGTCGCCGGCCCTGATATAGACGCGGACGTCGCAGAGTGGGCGGAAAGCATTAAAGCGGCCGCCATGAGCTTAAACCACCATGTCTCAAAGGGGTCCACCGATTACAACAAAGACAAGACGGCAAAAATGCAGGCCGCAGTTTCCGAGCTGAAGTCAAAAGCCGCCTCGGGTTCGGCCCCGGCTAAATATCTTCTTGAATACGCGGCTAAGGTTTCAAAGGGGCTGGCAGACGGGACCGCCGTTGAATTCTTTGAAGAGGAGAATATTAAAAATCCGCCTCCGCCGAAGCAGGCCGCCTCAAAGAGCGCAAAAGGAAAGACCGCCGAGGCCGCCGCTGAGGCCCGCAAGGCTGAGGCCTTAAAGCGTTTCACCTCATACACCGACCTCAAATGGAAGCTGATGAAATCCCTAAACGGGGCCGACCCGGACTTTAAAGCGGCGGACCCTGAGTACACAGAGGGGTATATGGAGGACCAGGGGCGCAACAGTTGGAACCCGAAAGCGGTCGCCATGAAAGCGGTTATTCTTAATTCATGCACGCGCCCCTCTAATAAAACGTGGTTTAATTCCGGCCGTTGCGCAAACGCGGCGGACGCTCAAAAGACGCTTGAATCACGCGTCGGATGGAAAAAGGACGTGGCAATGGTAACAATGAAAATTGAGCATGCCGCCGTCCAGCTTTTCCTGGAACGGACAGAGTTTCAAAACAGGGACCCGGAATCAAAAACGGTCCGGCTTATGAGAACGGAAAACATACAAGACGTCGTAAAGCCGTATAAGCTGAAAAGAAACAAACTCGAAGCGGACGGGTATCCCATGGGGATGTGTGAAAGCAACAGTTTCATTAAACCGGTCGCCATTATGGGGGCTTATGAGTGGACAACGGTGAGAAACGTCCCGTTTTCCAGGATATGGGGTTCTTTTATGTTGGAAGGCCGCCCCGGCTCAGCGAGCACCGGTTATCTGTCAGACGGAGAACAGGAATTTGACGCGGACCTGCGCGGCCTGCCTGCGGTTCCTATTGACCTTAACACCTCAGACTTTAAAGACAATGGGAAGAAAAACGAGTTTGACAGTTGGGACCTTGACGCAATAGAAAAGGCCTGCTCGGTTCTTCCGAAAGCGGCCAAAGCCCCCTTGACAGGCGGGTCCGAAAGGTGATAATATAACGGGCAAAGGAAAGGACCGAAACCATGAAAGACTATAGCAGGTACCTCAGGGACCCCGGAAAGCTATACACCGAAAGGTGGCCGTGGACAATAGACTCGGCTCGCATTGACGGAAAGGCCGGCGACATATTTGTCAAAATGTATGGCGAGGAGGCAATCGTAACGAGCGCCGCCAGCGCAATAATTGAAACGGGCGTGGTCCCTATAATTTGCTTTGACGCGCCAACCGCGTTTCCGGAGTATGACGACGACCCGCGTCTTTTGATGCTCAGCCACAAAGCTGACATTTTAATCTATTCGTTCAAGAATGAGACAGGCGGAAATGACCCGACGGGCCCTGTTGAAATCCCAACAGAAGAAGAGGCCGTCAAATATTGCAAGGCAAACGGAATACCGGTGCCGGATTGGTTGACATAATGTGGCTATTTACAAAGAGCGGCTTTTTCTCAGCCGTCCAACATAGAGAAGCGCCGGACCTGGTCATTGTCAGGGCCCGGTGGCGTAAAGACCTGCAGGCGCTTTTGGTTGCCAACGGAAACCCGCACGGCGTTGTCATACATTCAAGCCCCTGCGCCGACTATCCATACCGGGCAACCATGAAAAAGGAAACCTGGGCGCGCATGGTTGCGGCCGAGGCTGAGCGCGTTGACTATGACAACTTCAAGGACGCGGCGCATGACGGGACCGCGCGCGACGCCGCCCTGCTGAAATGCTGGGCCGCCATGCGCGCCGCCGAGGACCCCCGCAAGGCGGTGGGGGCTTTTCTTCAGCATGACTATTTAGCCAGCCACCGCTGAGCGTTGACTTTCCGGCCTATGTCATGGCAAGCGATTACATAAAAGGCCTTCCCGAGTTGGTTGACGCGCTAAACTCCCTCCCTCAGCAATGCCGCGACGCGTTTAATAGGGGCATTGCGCGCGGCACCATGCTTATACACCGGGAGGCGGTGCGCAATGCGCCACGAAGCCCCACGCAGGGCATGAAAACGACGGCAAGGAAAACAACCCGAAAGACAACGCGCAAGCCGCGGGCGACTTCCCGGGCAAAGCGCGGCGGCCTGGAACGGTCAATCCAATTCGCTCTCGAGCCAGCTCAGCTCAGGGGCCTCGTTTACGTTGCGGCCAACTCTGAGGCCGGGCAATACGCGGCAAAGATGCACGACGGCAAGGGAAAGAGCTGGAGCAAGCGCGGCCCCGGCACCGTTTCAAAGGGCCCGCGGGCCGACGACAAGTTTATCGAAAGGGCGCAAACTGAAAACGCCGAAAAATTGAACGGCTTTTGCGCGGATGAAATGAAAGGGGTCCAATTATGAAACCGTCAACCTATGAAAACTCGTGGGCCGACGCCGAGGCCGCCATTATGCGCCGCCTGGCAACTGCAACGGCAACAGAGCTAAACAAGACCGCTTTTGTGGGGGAGCCCGGTATTGTCAACGCCTGGTGGCTTGAATGGGGCGGCATTGCCGACGGCTTTGCGCCGCTGTTAGTCGGGGACCTTTTCACCATGCACCTGCCGGCGGTCATAACATGCCAATTTTTAAGCCGGGCCGCGGCTCAGGCCTGGGGCATGCGCGTAATTGCCGGGCTCCCGGCCAATCTTTCCGCCGACTCAAACGTGACAACCCTGCGGGTCCGCAACATGGGAAACCTCGCGCCTGAGCTTGTGAAAATCGCAAACGAAACGAAAGAGGTCCGCGTTTGGGTTTTGGATATAACGCTCGACGTGGTCTTTGAAACCGGCGGCCGGGCTAACTCAGGGGTGGAAATTTAGCCCCCTTTTCTTGCCCCGCTTGACAAAAGGGCCTATAGTATAAGTTCAAGAACTGAAACTACAGGAGAACACTATGGCCAGCACAGTATCTTTTTTCAACCCCGCGGACCCGCTCAATATCAATACTCTTTTGAGTTTGACCGGCGACGCTATGTGGATACACCAGACGAACGCCCCCGCAAAGAGCGCGGACCGGGCTCAGGGCTTGAAGGCCAACGGTGACGAAGCCGCCTGGCGGGCCCATAACGTCAAGGGCTCAGGGTCCGTCGTCTATAAGTGTTTCCTCGCCTCCGGAACGCTGACAATACCGAAGGCCGGCATTGTTACGAATACAAACCATATTGACAGCGTGAAGCTGAGCTATGACGCGGTGGGATGGCCCACGCTTACTATCCCTTATCATAAGCACCTGGGCGCCGCGACCCACCTTGCAACAGGGGACAAAATTTGCAATTCGTTTGCAACCACGCTCGCCTTCCCGGCCGGATTCGGTATTCCGTCAAAACTTGACGACCTTACAACCCCGACGGCGGTGACTCAATTTGAGATTACCTCGGCGGCGGTCGGTATGAAATCGCTCGAGTATACCCTTTCTTGCACCCATGTTGACGAAAACGCCAACGGGGACTGGCTTGCGGGTGACAACCGCGACGGCGTCGAGCAAATTGACGCTGAGACAACCGGCGTGCCGGATGACGGCGACGTCGAAGTTGACGCCACCTGGCATAACGCCAGCGACGGCCAAAGCGAGGGCAATACAACCGCCAACTCGCGTAAAATGTCATATTCCCGCCACGTTGCGCGCGCAACATAAGGGGCCGGCAAAATGATAAAATGCCCGGATATACACCCCCTGGCGCTTTCCCATTTAAAAGAATTGAGGGAGCGCTGGGGCGTCGAGCCGTCCCTTGCGGAGAGTCTTTGGATAGTCAGGCTATGCGACAGGGTTTTAAACCCCAACGAGGGCGAGCGCGCGGACCTTTGCGGCTTCCCTCAGCGCGCCGGCGTTTCCGACGTTTGGCTTTGGCAGATTACCATAGGCGCCAGCGTTTGGGTTCAAGACAAAGCCAGCCCCTGGTTTGGCGCGCATGATGAAAAAATGTTTTACGCGTTCTGCTTTGCTTTGGCGAACGGCCGTGATAAAAATATCATGCACGCCGCGGGGCTCAGCAAGGCCGCGGCCGAGCGCATGGTGAAAGAGTGGTGCGAGGGGCTGACATGCACCCGGGAAGAGCTGGCGGCCGCTTTTGATGAAGTCTGCCCCTCAAAGCTACCAAGCGAAAAGGAAAACACCCAAAGCAAAATAAACTGGGGCATGATTGTCGGGGAATTGGAGGCCGCCTCAGGCATACCGAAGGACCGCTGGCTTTGGGATGTTTCCAAAGATGAAACAGTCAGGGCCTGGCACCGGTCAAGAATGGTACTGCTGGCCCGCTCAGGCGGCGGGCTATCCGATGGCATAGGCGACCCGCTTACTGAGGCCCTGCAAGAATTGGCGACGGTCAAGGCGGCAATAATCGAAGCGCATAAACAGGAGGCCCCGGCAAATGAATAAAGTTTTGCAATACATTATCCAGGCCCTTGACAATACCGGGCCCGGGACAAAGAGCGCCGAGGCCAACGCAAAGGCAACCTCGCAGGGCTTAATGTCTCAAATGGCAAACATTAAAGCGGCGTGGGATATGGCGGCCGGCTTTATCTCAGGCGCCGCCAAAAGGATGTGGGGCGCTATCCAGGAAAGTTTTAAATTTGAGACTTTAACGACCCAGTTTTCTGTTTTAATGGGTGACATGGGGAAAGCCCGGGACCGGATGGCGGACCTTGCGGAATTCGCGGCAAAGACCCCGTTCAAACTTGATGAAACCGTGGTGGCCAGCCGGCAGTTGCATGTCTTTTCCAACGGGGCCCTGGGCGCCATGGGGTCCCTGCAGATGGTGGGTGACGCGGCCGCGGCCGTGGGCGGAAATATGCAAGAAGTTTCATTTTGGGTGGGCCGGGCTTATTCTATGATTGCCGGCGGAAAACCGTTTGGCGAGGCCGCAATGCGCCTGCAAGAATTAGGCATAATCACGCCTGAGGTCCGGTCCAAAATGGAAGACTTACAAGCGGCCGGCGCCACGAACGCTGAGGTTTGGGCCGTATTGGAAGGGCGGCTAAACACTTTCAAGGGCGGCATGGAAACGCTGAGCAAGACCGGCGACGGCTTGACCTCGACCCTGGCGGATAATTGGACCGCCGCGGTCCGGACCTTTGGCGACGCCTTTCAGTCAACGGCAAAGGACGGCATTAAGGCGCTATCAGACCAGCTCGACAATCTAGTCACGAGCGGCACAATTGCTGTTTGGGCTGACAAGGCGGTCCGGGCCCTTGAAACAGTCAAGACCGCCGCAAAGAGCGCGTGGGATGGTATAAAGTGGGCCTATAATGTCTCGGGTGTTTCTGACACCGTCGGAACGTTGCGCGGCGTTGCTCGCGCGGCCGGGGCTTTGTCGACGGGTGACATTGCCGGGGCCGGGACCGCCTATCTCTCAGGCAAGGCCACCGGGTACTATGGCGGCAAGCTATTAAGGGCGGCCGGCGACCCCGGCGGAGGCGTTGCCATGAACGACGCGTGGGTGAAAGCGGACGCGGACCGCGAGGCCGGTATCCGGGCAAAGGCTCAGGAAGACGCCAAAAAGAAAAAAGACCCGGCGAAGGCGCTTGAAGAGGAAAAAGCGAACCTTGCCAAAGCCCTCGCCAAAGACCAGGCCGTCAATGATGAAAGGGCCAAAAAAGCCGCCCTCGCCAAAGAGGCGGAAGAGCGCGCAAAGCTGGAAAAGAAGGCCGAGGAGGACAGGATTAAGGCGGCCGAGAAGGTTGCGGAAGCTCAGCGCAAAGCCAACGAGGCCGCAATTAAAGACGAGCGCGACGCGCGTATTGAGGCCGCCCGCGACGCGGCTAAGGCCGGCTCGGATGAAGAGCGCACCGGGCAAGACCGCCTGCAGAAAGCGAAGGCCGCCGCTGAGCAAGCGTGGGGCTGGTATAGGGACCCCGCCTCTTTCAAAAAACAGCTTGAAGAGGAAAAGGCGCAAAAGGCCGCCGAGAAACAGTTTGACAAAGACGCGGACCGGCTGACCCGCCGCGGGGATTGGCGAAGCACCACGCGCCTCAGCGACAGCGAAGAGGCGGTGCGCCGCGTTGTATTGGCCCGGGAAGAGCAAAAGGCGGCCGAGCGCGCGTTGCTTGCGATTGAGAAAAACACCGCCGGCCTCGAGGCCATGCTAAAGGAGCTGCTAAGCTCAAAATAGAAAGGGGCTAAATTATGGCGATTTTTTCAGGATGGCTTACAACAACCCCCACCGGGGTGATTACCTCGGTCCGCACAATCGTGACGGTGGACCGGGTCAATTCTTACTGGGTAACTCAGCCGGTTTTTAAACTGATTACCAAGACAACCACGACCACAGTGACGGTATATAAGGCCATGACATACACGGCCGCCTCGACCCTTGCGGCAACCTCAGGGTGGAACGCTCAGACCGTTGACGCTCAGGGGAACATAACGGCAAGCTCGACGGCCGAGGTCGGATTGGCAAACGAAGCCGGGGCCTATAACGTGACGCGGACCCAGCTTGCTTGCTCTATCATTTACGGTGACTGGACAAACTATTAAGGGGCTTTTTTATGGCTTTTCCTCTGAAAAATGATTTTGTCGCCGGAGGCCCGGTCAATCAATTTGACGCGGACTGGCACAATACTGTTTCAAATATCTTAAACTATTTGAGCGGAGTCGGGGTTGCTATCCAAAAGACGCCGGTCCCTGGGCAGGCCTCGCCGTGGAAGCTGATAGTTGATATTTCAAACGCCTTCAACGGTTTTTTAAATGCAACAGGGTCCGCTATACAGACAATAGGCGACGCCAACTCAGCAGGCGGGGCCCTTACAAGCTCAGCCGCAAGGGCCGACCACGTACACGCTGACAAGCGCGCCCGCACGAGCGGCTATACCGTGACGGATTTATCTTTGGGGGCTTCACCGACACCGGGAACCTTAAACCCGTATACTACATCCTGGAACGTTACAAACAACACGACTGGCGTTAAAGTCAGTGTTTTAACGCGCATTCGCTACTCAGAGTCAGACGCTGCTCCGGCAGTTCCTACAATTTATTTTTACTATAGGACATTAACATACGATCCATGCGGTCGGCTTCTGGATATCTCTGCCGAAGGTCGCGTGTCGGTTCATGTTCCTATTTCTGTAACGATAGGATAATTATGGCTTTAGCGAGAAAAGCAGGCTACGGTATTTGCATGGACTCTGTTAGCAAAAAACTGATTCGTGTTTACGATAGTTGGTTTAATTGCAGCATCATAAGTTCTGCTTATTGTTCTAGAACCAACGCGGACGGATATTGGAATAACCCAACTGCTTTTGCCCAAATGCAACAAGTCACTAGAGACTGGTTAAACGGGCGATCCTCTTCGGACTGGGTAGCTAGTGCTAGTCAAAGAACACCAGTATTAATCGTAGGAGAAGGTACAGCCGTAACAGTGAATGGGTGGAGAAATGAATGCACACAATTACACGCAATGAATAGGTTCACTGTCCCATCCTCTATCGATTCCTATCAAATAACAGGAGTTAGAGTATGGCTCGAGAGCGTTGGAGAGATTTGGCACGACACAATTTATTCATCAAACGGCGTGACTTTGATTTATGATGGCAGCTATGTCCCAGCAAACTACATCACAGGCAGTTTTAACTTGAAGCTCTCATCTTTGGTTCAGGCTCCGAGCTTTCCGAATACATCTCCTTCTCTTAGCGTCCCAATTAACACAATAACAGAAGACTGTTATTATCAGTACCCGGAGTGCAGTTCTCCATATCTTCCGAACATCCATGTCGGAAGGTTTCCGGCTGGAAACTGGGCGTGCTATGATTTAAACGCTTCGGATGTGTCCTTTGTCGATGCCAACAGAACTTTCTATGCCTATATGAATTGGGTAGCAGGGAATGCTCCTTATTTCTATGCCAACGAAAGAGAATGGTACACCTATTTTAGGAGCATTAGAAGCGTAGTAATAAGCGTATTTTGCGAACTGTAAACATGGCCGAAGAAACCTATAGTGGAGATTTTACGCCGTTAGACGGAGAGGGTACTAGTGAAACCTTCTTTCAAAACGGTTCTTTGTACGACCCAGAGGGGCCACAGTATTCTCCTGTAGCACTTTCCAATATCTGGGCCGAAGAGTTTTACGAGCTTGATGTTGAATAACGCTGGCTCTGAGTAGAGACGGCGTCGTTCATTCGGCTGCAACCGAATGACTAACCCATGGGACGTGCACTCCCGAACAAGTTACCTGCCAAGCGACGCCGTCAGTGGCTATGGTTTGCGGGTAGATTATCAAAGGAATGCACACATGAAAAGCCCATTGAAGGCGGCTATAAAATCGCTGGAAATTATACCCGCCTTTCAGGATGAACACATCGCGCTGATCCACGGCGACTGCCGGGATCTTCTGCCGCGCATAAAAGACACAAACCAAGTCGTGATCGTCTCCGATCCGCCCTACGGAATCAAGTGGGTTCACTCGAGTAACCCTCGGCCGATCCTGGGCGATGATAAACCCTTCGATCCGTCGCACCTGCTTCGCTTCAGGTGCATCCTATTCGGAGGCCAGCATTACCACACAAGCCTGCCTCAGAAGGGCTCCTGGATCATCTGGGACAAGAGGTGTCCGCATAAGGGCGGCCGCAAGGCCTGTTGCGTTGGCCCCTGCCACACGAACGACATAGGCGACTACGAGGATATCTGGCTTTCGTTCCATGCCCACAGGACGATCTACAGGCATTACTGGAACGGGGGCGGCAAGGCGACCGAGGCAGGGATTAAAAGGATTCATCCGACTCAGAAGCCCGTCGCCCTGATGCGGTACCTGATCGAGCAGTACACGTCCCCGGAGGATCTAATTGTTGACCCCTACGTGGGCTCAGGTGCGACCCTGTTGGCAGCCCGGTCTTTAGGCAGGCAGGCGATTGGCTTTGAAGCTGACCCCCAGTATATAGCCCCTGCGTGCAAGCGTCTTGCAACGCCCATGCACTGTCCGCTTCTCAAGGCGTGCCAAAAGCGCTAGTTGTACCATACCTGTGTCAATCTGTTCCGTTCGGCGCGTCGTGATAATCTGTTGAGTGGCCTGTGCCGGTGTAACGGAAGGTACAAGGGGTGGAGGTTATTCTGACGGCAGAACCTGAACCCAACGGCGATGGCACGCCAGAGTTAGCGACCGAGGGTACTGAAAGAACGCCTGTTGCGGTGATCAGGGTGGGGCCCACCTGATCATTGGCAGCGTTGGCCAGGACGATGGTGCCGCCTCCGCCGTTGTGCTCGAAGCCGTTGACGCCGGTGATCTTTGCCAGGATGGTGAGGGTTTTGCCCGGTGATGCTTGGTTGTCCGCGAAGTTCTCTAGGCCGGCGGTACTGAATGTAATCGTGCCGTCGCCACCGATGACAGCGTCCTGCTCAGCCAGGATCGTCACCGTACCTGTATTGTCGAAATGGAGATTCTTGCCGCTGGCAATGGTCAGCGTCATGCCCGGATTGCGGAAGTAGATACACTTGATGCTGGTGTCCGCATCGACCAGACAGGCGGTCGCGGTACCTGCCGGGAAGATGGCCTGATCGCCATTGCCCGTCGGAGCCGTATTGCCAGACCAGTTCCCCGGGGTGGCCCAGCGGGTGTCGCCGCCCAGCCCAGTCCATGTGCGATCAACGCCCAGCGCAACAGGGGCGATCATCACGAATAATACCGACAACGACACGTAACATAAACGTACGAATGTTTTCATCATTTTCCCTTTCATTTTTAAACCAACCAACTTAAGTTTCGTGAAGTCTAAAAAATATAAACACGAAAGTCAACCCAATAAAGTCAGGTTGTCGAGGTGTTTTTATTTTTAAGAAAAGGGATTTGACTTTTCTGAAAAATGGGCGTAAATTGTAACAATTGTTTGTTGGTTAGAAAAAAATATGGTCATCCTTAGGAGGTATGTATGAAGAGCAGTGTTCAGACGAAAAGAATAGTTTTCAGCCGGTCAACCCGGCGTATAACGGCGCTGTGGCTTGCGATGGCAATCGTCGTAGCCGGAAGCGGAATTTATGGCCTTGTGCCCTCGGTTCACGCGGATGTAACAGCAGCCTGGAACCTGGACGCCAACGGCAACTGGTCTGCGGGCGCCAACTGGACTGACGGCAGCGCGCCCACCGGCACGACCGGCGTGGCCTATTTTACAAATGCCATTACCGCTGGCCGTACAGTGACTGTGGATGCCTCGCCTTGGGTCATCGGCGGATTGACCTTCTCGAGCACCGCTGCGAATGGTTTCACGCTTGCCAACGGCACCCTTCAGGAGCTTGCGACCATCGTGGTCAACAGCAGTAGCGCTGCCACTGTGGCTTCGACGATTTCCGGCTCCACCAGCCTGGCTCTCGCCGGCGGCGGCATGCTGACGCTCTCCTCCGGCACCAACACCATCACAGGCCCGCTCACAGTCTCCGGAGGCTCGGTGTTGCACCTGACAAATGTGAATGCCTTCACTAACGACCTCCCTGCGATTACGCTCAACAACGGCTCGATCGGCTGGAAGAAGGCGGGCGGCTTCACGAACCTGCTTGCGAAGCTCACCCCGGGCTCGACGGGTTCGCTCATCCTCTATCCGGAAAACGCCGCGCAAAATATTGATCTGACAGGCTTCCCGAACATCACCGTGCGTTTCCAAGGAGCCTTCACCTATACCGGGACGATTACGCTTGATCCCGCAGCAACAGAGCTGGTTCTGTCACCGGAGAATGGAATGGTGATCACCTATTCCCAGACACCGGCAACTTCGCTCCCCCTCATTGTCAATGGCGTTGGAAACGGTATGGTTGATCTCACGGGAAACAATAGTTCCTGGGCTGGCAGTATCACCGTAAATGGCGGACGTCTCTCGGTCAGCCAGGTCAACGGCCTGGGGGATGGCACCGGCGCGATCACGATCAATAGCAATGCCTACCTTCGCATCAACGCCGCGATTGCCGCGTCCTTCACCTCCCGAATCACCGCCGGCTCAACCGGCTATATCATCCTTCGCGTCGCTTCAGCAGGCTTGAATATTGATTTAACCAACCTGCCTGGCCTTCATCTGGGCACAGATGAAGGGACACTCAACTACACGGGAACCATCACCCCTGCTTCGGACAGCGTCGTCCGCCTCGGCGGCGGCAATACGCCGTTCAGAGGGTCGGGCAACCAAGGCTTTGTGGCAAATTTGACGGGCGGCGCAAGGCATGGTTCGCATTACCAACTCGACCTGCACAGGCAACACCATCATCACAAACAATGGCGTGTTGTATCTTTCGGGTGATGCGGCCTTCGGTGCACTCCCGGCTGCGCCCACGGCAAACAATATCCAACTTGATACAGGAGGTGCGATCCGCCTTGGAAGCGGTTCAGTCACGCTCAATGCCAACCGCGGAATCACGGTGGGGAGCGGAGGGGGTGAAATCCATGCGTGGACCGGCTATACGATGACTGTCCCCGGAAACCTCTCCGGCACGGGCAAGCTGAACTTCACGGACGGTGGAACGA